GGCGCGACTCGACGGGTTCGATGCGCGTTCGACGGGAGCTTGCGACGGGACGGCGACGACCTGGTGCGCGTGACGTGACGTGTTGGACAGGGCGCAGCGTTGCGCGTCTTCGCGCATCGCGTGTCGCGTTGTCGGCTCAACGCGCATCGCACACAAAGGAACTGCGCACGGGCGCAGAGTAGGAACGCGCGCACACACACGCTCGCGCGGAGTAGGAACACGCGCACGCGCACGCACGCGACCCCCCCCCACCATCGTTCTGACGTGCGTTGATACAAATATATACCCCACCACAGACAAGACCCCCTTCCCCAAGAGGTGACGCCACCATCGTTTCCCCGTGTCCCACAGCGATATGCCTACCACCACAGCATAGCCCCCCGTTCCAGACAGCGTGACGTCACCCCACCATCGTTTCCCATGCCCTCCCATGCTCATGCCATACACCCCACCATAACCCCCCCATCCTCACAGCGTGACGCCACCCTCTTGACGTTGCTCCGCTGTCATGGCATTCCCATTCCGTCGCAGTAACGACGGAGTCCCCATGTCCGACGCTTTCCGCAACCGCGTTCACGCCGCCTGGCGCGAACTGCTCCAAGCCGAACCATTGAGTGCCGAGGACGAGTCCCAGCATTCCGGCTTCCTACGCTGGTTTGAATCCGGCCTGTTCAACGAGGAATCGCCACGCGCCTACGACCGACTAATCGACGTTGCGGCCTACCTTGAAGAGCGTGCGTTCACGATTTCCCGCATGACCTTGGTTGAGCGCCAAGGCGTGATGGACTACCGTTTGCGTCGTGCCGAACGCCTTGCTCGCGACTCTTGGCAGCAGTCGAAGCCTCGGACGCTGACCAAGGTTGAGTACGATGCGCTCATGGCTGATGCTGGTGCGTCCCCGACACGCACGATGTCAAAAGAAGACTACGACCGAGCTATGCGGGAGGCGCAGGAATGACCCACCAATGCGGTTGCCGCGTTCACCCTGACGGCTTCAACGGCGACTTGCCGCGCCTTGCGGAGTTGGACTCTTGGGTACCGTGTCCGTATCCCGTGATGGCCGTACTGACGCAGACTGACATTGACCCGCCGATGCCTGTTTGTCTCCGTCATCTCAAATTGATTTACGGGCTGTCATAGCAATAAGGAACCACCAGAATGGCCTATACACTGCACCTTGGCGACTGCCTCGACGCTCTCAAGACCTTGCCCGATGCCTCGGTTGATGCCGTGGTGACGGACCCGCCCTACGAGTTGGGCTTCATGGGTAAGAAGTGGGACGCGGCAGGCATCGCCTATAGCGTGCCGCTGTGGACCGAGGCGCTTCGCGTGCTGAAGCCTGGTGGGCATTTGCTCGCTTTTGGCGGCACGCGCACCTACCACCGGATGGCGTGCGCCATCGAAGACGCAGGCTTTGAGGTCCGCGACTCGTTGCATTGGGTCTACGGCTCGGGCTTCCCAAAGTCGCTGGATGTGAGCAAGGCCATTGACGCTCAGGTGCTTACGGGCGGCTCGCACAGTCGAAACCTAAAGACCGCTATCGCCAATAGACCTGGGCAACCACGGGAAACGTCCACGCTGCCAAACAATGGCATCAAGGCCGTTGCTCGTTTTGGTGGCGTGACAAACGACAATCCCGCCACCGACGCCGCAAAGGAATGGCACGGCTGGGGAACCGCCCTCAAGCCTGCGCACGAGCCGGTGGTCGTCGCTCGCAAGTCTCTCGTTGGTACCGTCGCGGCGAACGTATTGGAACACGGCACGGGGGCGATGAACATCGACGGGTGCCGAGTGGCTACGGCGGACAATCTGAACGGGGGCGCGTACTCGGCGGGCAAGAAGACTGATGGGGAATGGGGCACGATGCACAACTACACGGGGGCGGAGTTCAGGCAACCCAAAGGTAGGTGGCCCCCGAACATCCTGCTCTCCCACACGCCCGAGTGCGGCGAAGCCTGCGCCGAGGATTGCGCGGTCGCGGAGATGGATAGGCAGAGCGGCGTGAAGACTGGAAAAGGCACGCCCACGGTTGGCGGGCCACCGCGCACCAAGTCAGCGCACATTCAGCAGATGAGCGAGCAGCCCCGCACCGACGCAATCATGGACTACGGCGACAGCGGCGGTGCCTCGCGCTTCTTCCCTGTGTTCCGCTATCAAGCCAAGGCCAGCCGCAGCGAGCGGAACGGTGGATTGGGCGGATTCCCTGAGTCCCTGCCCCGCGCTCCAAACGGTGCGGTCAACGCCGTGAGTGAAGGGCGCGGCAGCCTGTCAAAGCCTCGCGCCAACCACCATCCCACCGTGAAGCCGGTCGAGTTGATGCGATGGCTCGTTCGCCTCGTCACGCCTCGTGGCGGCGTCGTTCTCGACCCGTTCACGGGCAGCGGCACAACCGGCGTGGCGGCGATGCTGGAAGGCTTCCGGTTTGTCGGTATCGAGCGAGAACCCGAGTACCATGCGATTGCGACGGCGCGTATTAATCACGCCACCAGGCAAGAGACACAGTTGGAGTTGTCGGCATGACCGTGTCCCCCGCCGAACTTGAGCGCCTGCTGTCGGCAATGACGCCTTCCGAGCGGTCGGAGTTCTTTGCGCTGGTCGCCGCCGAGAAGAAGGAACCCAAGTTCAGCGACCCGCTGGCGCTGTGCCAGACGGCGTTCATTGACGACGCCTCACGCCTCAAGGTTGCGCTTTGTACCCGCCGTGCCGGTAAGTCCTACGCCGCCGGGTTGATGCTGCTGCGGGACGCCTACCAGAACCCCGGCGTGTCGTGTTTGTACGTCGCCCTGACAAGAGCATCGGCCAAGCGCATCTTGTGGAAGGACGTGCTGAAGACCATCGACCGCGAACAGAACATGCAGTGCCGGTTCAATGAAACCGAACTGTCCTGTACCCTGCCGAACGGGAGCATCATCTATCTCCTCGGCATGGACGCCGACGAGCAGGAGAAGGACAAGGCCCTCGGCCAGAAGTTCAAGATTGTCGTCATCGATGAGGCTGCGTCGTACAACGTCGACTTGAACGAGATGGTTTACGGTATCCTGAAACCGGCTACCGCCGACTATGGCGGCACCATCGCCATGATCGGAACCCCCGGCAACATGAAGCGCGGCCTGTTCTATGACCTGACGAATGGTCAAGACCCGTCCGTCCCCGGTCGCTGGAGCAAGATGGGTTGGTCGTGCCACCGCTGGACGGCGTTCGACAACCCCTCGATGGCAGAGAAGTGGAAGGCTGAGATTGAAGACCTGAAGCTGGCAAACCCGGCAATTGAGCAGACACCGCTGTTCCAGCAGCACTACCTCGGCAAGTGGGTCACCGACGACAGCAAGCTGGTCTACCGATTCGACAGCAGTCGCAACGTGTTTGACGAACTCCCGGCAGCGCGTCACGGTCGCGACCGCTGGCATTACGTCCTCGGCATCGACCTCGGATTCAACGACCCGACAGCGTGGGTCGTCTGCGGCTACCGCGACAATGACCGGACGCTGTACGTCTTGGGTGCCGACAAGAAGGCCGGGTGCGACATTACTGAGGTGGCCGACCGGACGCACAAGCTGATGAGCCGGTTCCAGTTCGACAGCATCATCATCGACAACGCCAACAAACAGGCGGTCGAGGAGATACGCCGTCGTCACGACATTCCCTTGACGCCTGCGCAGAAGCAGGGCAAAGCCGATTTCATTGAGATTATGAACGGCGACTTCATCAGCGGATTCATCAAGATTCAGCGCAAGCTGGGCGTCGGTTTGATGGACGAGTTGCAGTCGCTGGTATGGGATGAGCGTGCCTTGCCAAGAAGGGAAGAGCATCCCGGGTGCGACAACCATCTGACGGACGCCCTGCTGTACTCTTGGCGGCATTGCTACCAGTACCTGGCCGACACACTGGCACCAAACGGAATGCGCGCCGGCAACACTCAAGGCGAGTGGGTGATGCTGGAGTATGAAACGGAACTTGAAAAGCAGTTGGAAGAGAAACACTACCAAGAACAACAGCTTGCCATGTGGGGCGACAATTGAAGCGAAACGAAGTTGCTGAATGGGTTGCCTTCATGCGAGAGCATGGCATTAGGCGTTTGTCGGTAGATGGCTTACAGTTGGAACTCGGTGGCATCCCACAATCCCAATCAACCTTTGTGGAGCCTATGGCCCAGCAGGGAGTGTTTGAGGATGCCACCGGTTCCATCTGTTCTTGCGGTCACAGTTGGGTGACAGAGCATACCGAGGCGGGTTGTCTGCTGGGTTGCTCGCATGAACTTTGTTCGTCAACAGGGGGCGTCGATGTCGGTTGAGACTGAGGAAACCGGGGCAAGTCCGCGTGAATCCTTGTGGCGTGCGGCCCTATGGGCAGGGTTTGCCAATCAAGACGCTTGCGTCAAGGCGCTGCAATCTGGCAAGGTTCCGTGGTTTAGCGAGCTTGCGCCGCTATCGCCCGAAGAGCGTGTCTATATCGTTGGGCAGTTGTGCAAGCAGTGGTTCCCCGACATGACCGGCGAAACCGAGAAGGAGGCGTTTGCCACTCTCGGTCGCATGTATGGCGTAAAGCGCCGTAGACGGTGGAGGCACAATGCCCATTGAGTTTCGCGATTTCACGGTTGGCGGCGAGCGTTCCGGTGTTCCAGACAAGCTGCCGGATAACAAGGAACGTCGCTGGTGGATGCTCGACGGCGAGGACTGCGCCAACGTCATCAGCGGCACGCTCAACCTCATTCGCGATGCGCAGTCGTTCCGCGCAACCCAATGGATAGTGTCGGCCCGTCTGTACGGCAACCTGTCGCCCACGACGCTGGCGGGTGTGTCGTTCAGCAAGCTTGCGGCCCAGCAACCGGCACTGCGTGACCGCATCAGCTACAACCTAGTCCAGAGCGTGGTCGATACGGTTGTGGCGAAGATTACCCGCAACCGGCCCAAGCCGCTGTTCCTGACCTCGGGCGGCGACTACAAGAAGCAGCGTGAAGCCAAGAAGCTGAACGCATTCCTCGACGGCGTGTTCTACGAGAACAGCACGCATGAACTGGGAACCACGGTGTTCCGCGATGCGTCCGTCTGGGGCGACGGATTTATCCACGTCTTCGCCAAGGGTGACCGCGTCTGCCATGAGCGGGTGATGTCGTCGGAGATTTTCGTGGACGACGTGGAGTCGCTCTACGGCTCACCGCGTCAGATGCACCGCGTCAAACAGGTTGACCGACAGGTGCTGTTTGACATGTTCCCGGACGACTACGCCAAGATTGCAAACGTGAAGCCTGCGCGTACCGAGGAAAACGGGCGCAGCATCATTGCGGACATGATTACCGTTCGCGAGTCGTGGCACCTTGCCAGCGGCCCTGATGCGGACGACGGGCGCCATGCCATCACCATCGACGGCGCTGTTCTCGGTGAGGTCGAGCCGTGGCCGCACCAGTGGTTCCCGTTTGCGCGCTGCCAGTGGTCGCCGCGACTCTATGGCTACTGGGGGCAGGGTCTCGCGGAGCAGCTTCAGAACATCCAGCTCGAAATCAACAAGCTGCTCTGGATTATCCAGCGGTCGTTCCATCTGGCCGGGTCGTTCAAGGTGTTTGTTGAGAATGGCTCCAAGGTCGTCAAGGAGCATCTCAACAACGACGTTGGCAGCATCATCATGTACACCGGCACGATGCCGCAGTACGTCGTGCCGCAGATTGTGTCGCCTGAGATTTTCAACCACCTCCAGACGCTCATCAACAAGGGCTACGAGCAGGCTGGTGTGTCGCAGATGGCAGCGTCGAGCTTGAAGCCCGAGGGTTTGAACTCGGGCCGCGCCATTCGCGAGTTTGCAGACATTCAGAGCGACCGTCTGCACACTCCCGCGAAGAGCTACGAGAACATGTACATGGACATTGCGCGCCTCTCGATTGAGATGGCGAAGATTATCGCGGGACAGGACAAGGACTACGAGGTCAAGGTTCCCGGTCGCAAGTCCATCGCCGTGGTCGAGTGGAGCGACATCAAGTTGGATGACGACGACTACGTCATGCAGTGCTACCCGGTGTCGTCGCTGCCGCAAGACCCTGCTGGTCGTCTCCAGACGATTCAGGAATATGCGCAGGCTGGATTCCTGTCGCCGCGTCAGGCGCGTCGCCTGCTGGACTTCCCGGACCTTGACCAAGTGGAGTCGCTGGCAAACGCCGAGGAAGACTACCTGACGATGGTGTTCGACAAGATTGTGGACGACGGCGATTACACGTCGCCCGACCCGCTGGACGACCTCCAGATGTCCAAGCAGCTTTGCCTTGAGTACTACGCCAAGGGCAAGGCAAACAACTTGCGCGAAGACCGGTTGGAACTGCTGCGCCGGTACCTCCAGCAGATTGCAGAGATTGAACAGGCGATGATGCCGCCGCCTCCCGAGATGCCAATGGCAATGCCTGGCGCAACCGGAGAGCCGCTGTCACCGCCGATTCCGATTGGACCCAGCGACCTTGTACCGAATGTCCCGGTACAGTAACCAAGGAGTAGTGAATGAGCGTTGAGGGAGTGACGATGAGCAATATGACCACCGGAGATGTGGGTGGTCAGCCGATTCCGCAACCGACGCCTGCTGAGGTTCTCGGGCAGGATGCGGCACCGCAGGAAGCTGCACCGGCCCCTGCGCCTGAGAAGCCGAGGGAGCGTGCGGGAGACAAGTTTGCGGTCCTTGCTCGTAAGGAGGCCGAGGTCTTCCGCAAGCAGCAGGCGATTCGCCAGCAGCAGGCCGAACTGGCGCGTCAGGCCGAAGAGGTGAAGCAGTTTCATGCAATGAAGCGGCAGGCGGCGCTCAATCCCGTCGAGGCGCTCAAGCAGCTTGGTTTGACCTATGAACAGGTCACCGAGTACCTGATGAACGACAACAAGCCGACGCCTTCAGCCGAGGTTATGACGCTCAAGCAGGAGCTTGAGGAGTTTAAGCGTCAGCAGGCCGACGAGCAGAAGCGGCTTCTTTCTGAGCAGAAGGCCGCGATGGAGGCTGAACACCAGGCCACCATTGAGCAGTTCCATTCGGAGGTGTCGGACTACGTTGAGCAGCACGCCGATACTTATGAGTTGACATCGCTTTATGGCGGTGCAAATCTCGTGGCTGGCGTTATCGAAGAGCATTTCAAAGAGACTCAGCGGTTGATGACGATTCCAGAGGCCGCGAAGCTGGTTGAAGAGCATTTCGAGGAACTCGCCAAGAAAGCCCAAGCGACCAAGAAGTTCGCAGCTACGCAGCAGAAAGCGGCCTCGCCGCAGGCAACGGCGCAGACTCAGGCTCCCCGTATGGGACCAACTCTGTCGAACGACCTGACGGCAAGGGTGGCAGCAAATCCGCAGCGACCTCGGACTGACGAGGACCGGATTGCAGCAGCTCTTGCTCGGCTTGAGGGAAGGTAACCGCTAGGTACGGCAGCGACTCAAGGAAAAGGTTTTTACCCTAATCGTCCGTCAACTCTCCGCTGGTAACGCAAAGCGTTCGACGCGGATTTGCGTGCAAGGCACGCGATAGGAATTCCCATGTCTTGGCCCGGTGCAGGAACTCCCCCGACCCCCGCTCTCAATCAGGTGGGTGGCCCCTCGTTCTCGTTCGACCTTGGCGCTGCGAACGCGGCTCTCAAGGAGCTTTACGACGACCAGAAGATTGCGAACCTCGTCTACAAGAACAACCCGTTCTTGGCGATGGTTCCCAAGATGGAGGAGTTCGGCGGTAAGTACATGCCGATTCCGCTCATCATCAACACCTCGCAGGGTCGCAGCGCGACCTTCTC